TTCCCGCAAATTCACAAATCGTTGACTGCATCCTGAACGTAACTACTGTAAATAATGAAGCAAACGCAGCGGCGGTTGTTGTTGGTGTTTCAGGCGATACAAACGCTTTTATCCCGTCAACCTCTGTTAAAGCTCTGGCTACTACACGGGGCACTTTGGATACAGAGGCAACGGACATTGGGTCTACAGACGTTCAAGTTATCGCTACGTTTACGGCTACAGATGGTAATAGCACTACTGGCGCAGCTACTGTTACGGTTACTTACCTACAAGCTAACAACTTAGTTGCTTAATTAATCTAGGGGGTTCGCCCCCGCTTAACTTTTTGGAGATTAATTATGGGTATGCAATATGACGTAAAGTCAGAACATATGACAACTGCTGGAGTAGCGTATCCAGCTAGAACTCGTCTTAAAGGGGCAGTAGTATCCCCTAATACTTCGGCAACTAAAAATGCTATTTTTGCCAATAATGTGGCTCAAAATGGAACATATAACATTCCAGGAAGTACTGTTTGTACAATAACAATTACTAATCACGGGCTTGCCAATGGCGCGCGTGTTTGGGCTGACTTTACAAGCGGCACTGCTGTAGATAACGTTTATGTTGTTGCTAATGCTTCTGCTAATACTTTTACTGTAACAACTGCTTCGCTAACTACTAGCGGAAACGTAAGTGTTTATAGTGACGTGCTAATGGAAGTTGATTGTTTTAACGCTACGGCGTTTAACGTTCTTATTCCTGGCGAAGGCATCCTAGCAAACGACGGTATTTATGTTGGCGTTCCAGCAAACGTAACAGCTACGGTGTTCTATGGCTAAGTCGCCCGCTTGGACTCGCAAAGAAGGTAAGTCCGAATCCGGAGGCTTAAACGCCAAAGGACGGGCTTCTTACAATGCAGCTAACCCTGGAAAACCGGGGCTAAAGGCACCTCAACCAGAGGGCGGCTCACGCCGTGATTCTTTCTGTGCCCGTATGAAGGGTATGAAGAAAAAGCTAACCAGCGCTAAAACCGCTAACGACCCAGATTCACGCATTAATAAGTCTTTACGGGCTTGGAACTGCAGAGAAGGTGGGGCTGTTCGTGGCGGTGGCTGTGAAGTACGCGGCAAGACTAAAGGGAAGATGGTGTAATGGAGCACTTTTTAACTATTATCATAGCTGCTTGGTCTGGCCTTTTAACTGTATTTTTATCCGTATTAGGGTATATCGTGAACGAAAAGTTTAGCAAGATTAAAGATTTAGACGATAAGCTTAATACAACAAGAGTGGAGGTAGCGCGTGAGCACATTACTCGTGAAGAAGTTACAAGAATTACGGATCACATTGATGCAAGGTTTAACCGCCTTGAAAGCAAAATTGACCAACTTATTCAAAGCAAAATAGCAAATGCCTAGCGTAAGTAAGAAGCAACACAATTTCATGGCGGCCATAGCTAAAAACCCTGGTTTCGCCAAAAAAGTAGGTATCCCTCGCTCCGTTGGTGAGGAATTTTTAACTGCCGATAAAGGCAAAACTTTTAAAGAAGGTGGAACCATGAAAAAACCAAATCCGTTTATGGAAATGATTGCAAAGAAAAAAGCTGCTGCTGCCGGTAAGAAGCCAGCTAAACCAGGTGCAATGCCTATGAAAAAAGGCGGCGTAGCTAAAAAGAAAAGTGGAAAGGCTTGCTAATATGAAAAAAGATATGAAAATGGTTGCCGAAAAGGCAGTTAAAGGTCATGAGAAGCGTATGCACAAAATGGCTAAAGGCGGCGTAACCCGTGCTGATGGCTGCGTAACTAAAGGCCATACCAAGGGCAAGATGATTACGATGAACAAAGGCGGAGCCTGCTAATCATGGCTGAAAAATACAGCAAAGAAAAAGAAAAAAATTACCCTATGTCTACTAAAGTAGCCAAAATGGGTGATGCGGCGGTTGAAGATATGTTGGACGTAAAGTTTGATACGGCACACAACGCTAGAGAAAGTGTTGGTAAAGCTGCTAAGGGTTTAGGACGTTATGGGCTAGCCGCTGGTATGTATGCTCCTGCAATAGCTGCGGATGTGGGAAGCCGTATTAAAGACAAGGTTATGGGCACTAAACAGCAGAACGAAGAAGCTACAGAACGTATGCGTAAGATGGATGAAAAGAATCCAGATTCTGCTCAGGCTAAAACCAACAAAGCACTTGGCATGAAAAAGGGCGGGATGATTAAGTCTTCCGCTTCCAAGCGTGCTGATGGCTGCGCTATTAAGGGTAAAACCCGAGGAAGAATGGTATGAGACCGAGTCGCGGCATGGGGGCGGTAATGCCTAGCAAAATGCCAAAAGGTGTAAAAAAGGCACGTCGTGATAACACCGATTTCACCCAGTATAAAGAGGGTGGTAAGGTCAATGCGGCGGGTAACTACACCAAACCAGAGATGCGTAAACGCATTGTTTCTCAGGTTAAGGCGGCTGCAACCCACGGTACTGGCGCAGGTCAGTGGTCGGCTCGTAAAGCACAACTCGTTGCCAAGAAGTACAAGGCAGCCGGTGGTGGGTATAAATAATGTTTAATTGGCTTTGGAGGTTACTCGGTGGCACTAGCGAAATCACAACGCAGCCTCAAAGCGTGGGGCAAGCAGGACTGGACAACCAAGTCAGGAAAACCGTCGTCCGAAACAGGCGAAAGGTACCTGCCAAAAAAAGCAATCCAGTCGCTAAGCCCGCAGGAGTACGCCGCAACAACACGAGCAAAACGAGCGGGAAAAGCACAGGGAAAGCAGTTCGTGCCCCAGCCAGCAAAAGTAAAAGCAAAAGTAAAGCCGTTTCGAAAGGTTAAGTAAAAGATGACCGTAGTCGCTAACGCCACATTTAACCTCGATCTCACTGAGATTGTTGAAGAAGCTTTTGAGCGCTGTGGCTCAGAGCTGCGTTCGGGCTATGATTTAAAGACTGCGCGTCGCTCCCTCAACCTACTGTTTGCGGATTGGGCTAACCGTGGTATTAACTTATGGACGGTTGAGCAGGGGCAGATTCCGCTGGTTCAGGGCGTTAATACGTACGACCTGCCGCTAGATACCGTTGACTTACTTGAGCACGTTATCCGTACAAACCCCGGTGTTCAGAACACGCAGGCGGATTTATCGATTACTAGGATTTCGGTCTCCACATACGCGACAATCCCTAACAAGTTACAGCAAGCTCGGCCGATCCAAGTGTGGATAAACCGTCAGTCTGGCGCAACATACGCAGGTACAAGCTCTTCTACGCCCCCTGCAGGCGTTGATGCACCCAAGATAGTAGTGTGGCCTACCCCTGACCAAGGAGGCGTTGGCGACCCTTATTACACGTTTGTGTACTGGCGTTTGCGCAGAATCCACGACAGCGGCAACGGCGTTAATACGATGGACATACCGTTCCGGTTTTTGCCTTGCATGATTGCAGGGCTTGCATATTATTTAGCGATTAAGATTCCGGGCTCGGACGGCCGTCTGGGAGTTTTAAAAGCACAGTACGACGAAGCATGGCAGCTAGCGGCAGATGAGGACCGAGAAAAAGCGGCGATCCGCTTTGTGCCACGTCGTATGTATATTACGTAGGGGTAGGTAGTGCCAAATAGATTTGCATCCGGCAAAATAGCAATTTCGCAGTGCGACAGATGCGGGCAGCGATATAAGCTTAAAGAACTGCGGATTGAGATTGTTAAGACTAAACCTTACCAGCTATATGTTTGTAAGGCGTGTTGGGATCCAGATCAGCCGCAGTTGCAGTTGGGTATGTATCCAGTAGACGATCCGCAGGCATTGCGCAATCCACGACCGGATAACACGTATTATCAGGCTGGTTTAAACGGCTTGCAGGTAGACCCTAATGGGGGAAGTACAGAAGACGGTTTTGGAAGCCCAACAATGGGTAGTAGGATTTTTCAGTGGGGGTGGAATCCGGTCGGGGGCAGTAGAGGGCCAGATGCAGGATTAACACCAAATGACTTGGTACAACAAGTAATTGTTGGTACAGTAACGGTAACGATAACATAGGAGCAGAACATGTTTAAATCAGGCGCAGACGGTATTACTAAACAAGGTAAAACCAAAGGCAAGAATCTTGGCGACACAGGCCCATCAGTAGGCATTCAGAAGGGTGCTGGCGGCAAATCAAGCGGCGGCGGTAAAACCAACGAACAAATGCTTAAGCTAGGTCGTGGTATGGCTAAAGTAGCTAATCAAGGCGCACTACGTAAAAGCGCAGGAAGAGGTCGTTAATTATGCCTAAATACTCAATGAAACGTGACGGTAAAGAAGTTGGTCCTGCCTCAGTTTATGCAGAGCCACACACCATGTCGGGTAAAAAAGTAACGGTTGCTGGCGCCATTAAAGATGAGTCTGGCGCTAAAGTTATGGATGAGCTTGACATTTCTGTCGGCAAAATCAGTAAAAATTTAGGTAAGCCAACCAAAACTTCAGGCATTAAGATTCGTGGTACTGGCGCAGCGACCAAGGGTGTTATGGCTAGAGGTCCAATGGCATAATGAACTACGCCGATTTAACGCAAGCGATTCTTGACTATACCGAGTCTTATGAACAGACTTTTATAGACAATGTGCCGCTGTTTGTACAGCAATGTGAGGAGCGGGTTTATAACGCCGTTCAGATACCTGCTATTCGTAAGAATCAAACGGGTAACTTTACTCAAAGCGACAAGTACCTTGCGTTACCTTCAGACTATCTAGCGTCCTTTTCGATGGCGGTTATTCTAGCTGATGGTAGTCAAGAGTTCTTAATCGACAAGGATGTTAACTTTATTCGTCAGGCGTACCCAAGCCCTACAGATGAAGGCACCCCACGTTACTATGCCCAGTTTGAGCCATATACATACATTATTGGTCCTACTCCAGATGACAACTACGATGTAGAGCTGCATTATTACTATTACCCAGAGTCAATTGTTACTGCTGGCACTTCATGGTTGGGCGATAATTTTGAAACTGTTTTACTGTATGGCTCGCTGCGTGAAGCCGTGATCTTCCAAAAGGGAGAACAAGACATGGTTACGTATTACGAGCAAAAGTATCAAGAATCCTTAGCGTTACTCAGAGAATTGGGTGATGGTAAAGATAGACGTAGCGCATACCGTGACGGACAACTTAAGTTGCCTGTACCTGGACCCGTTAGATAATTTTTTAGGAGCAAAAAATGGCAATTACCCAAGCAATGGCAACAAGTTTTAAAGTTCAAATCTTGAATGGTCAGCACAACTTTACAGCAAACACATTTAAATTAGCACTGTATACCAGCTCAGCTACGATAAATGAAAATACTACTGTGTATTCTGCAACAAACGAAGTAGCTTCTGCGGGCAACTACAGTGCTGGCGGCAATACTTTATCGGTTAGCGTAACCCCAACAAATACTGGTAACGTGGCTTTTATCTCGTTCTCAAATACTTCATGGGCAAACGCAACTATTACCGCAAACGGCGCTTTGATTTATAACGCTAACTTGGCTAACGCAGCTGTAGCTGTACTGGCATTTGGTGGCGATAAAACATCGACCAACGGTACTTTTGCGGTTAACTTCCCAACAGCAGACGCAACTAACGCAATTATTCGTTTGACCGCTACGTAATTGGGAGAGCCGTATGGCTTTGATTCTAAAAGATAGGGTTAAGGAAACTAGCTCTAGCTCTGGCACGGGCAGTATTACTCTAGGTGGTGCATTTCCTGGCTACCAGACGTTTAACGCCGCCATAGCTTCTAGTTCTACCGTTTACTACACCATCCACAACTTAACTGCTGGATCTGATGATCAGTATGAAGTTGGGGTAGGTACGTTCACGTCCCCATCTACCTTAAGCCGAGATACCGTTTTTACTTCGTCTGCAGGAGCACCAACTAAAGTTAACTTTACCGCTGGTGCAAGTGGGCTTGAGGTATTTATTACGCAGCCAGCTGGTGAAGCGGTTTATATTAATGATGCTACTGGCAAAGTAGAGGCGTTTGGTAACGGTGCAAATACCATTACCTTTACCAATATAAATACAACAAACTTAACAGCAAACACAGTTACTTTAACGGCTGGAACGATTAGTACCAACGCTGCCAATGCTACGGATATTACCAATAAGACTTACGTTGACGGGCTTTTTTCCACAGGTATTACATACCATTCCCCCGTGCGCGTAGAGTCACCAAACACAGCTGGTAACTTAAATGCTACATACAACAATGGCACCGCTGGAGTTGGAGCAACACTGACAAACGCGGGTACACAGGCCGTCTTGGTTATTGATGGCATTACGATGGTGGTAGCTGATCGTGTATTAATTTACAACCAGACCAATCAAGTACAAAATGGTGTTTATACAGTTACCAACGTAGGTTCTGTATCTACTAACTGGATACTAACCCGTGCTACTGATGCCGATACTTATGGCGTTGGAGACCCAAATAAACTAGGCCAAGGTGACGCATTTTTCGTTACTTCTGGTAATACAGGCGCTGGCGAGACGTATATTCTCAATACCGTAGGTACCATTACATTTGGCACCACAAACATTACGTTTGCTCAGATTAGCTCTGTACAGGTTTATTCCGCTGGTACAGGCTTAAATCTTACCAACTTGGCATTTAGTATCGCTAATACAGCCGTTACCGCAGCGCAATACGGTAACGATGGGGCTGTTGGACAGTTTACAGTTAACGCCCAAGGTCAAATAACCAACGCTGCTAACGTATCAATTAACGCTTCCAGTATTTCTGTAGGTACTTTAGCTAACGGTAGAACAACCGCTGCTTCTGCTAACGGCGCATCGACCATTGTAGCCCGCGATGCAAACGGAAACTTTACTGCTAACCTCATTACGGCAACCACATCCAACGCTACGACTTTTAACGGCACAACTGGTTCATTTACCAATGTATCGGGCAATGGCGTAGCACTGACGGCTATTAACGCCTCAAATATCTCAAGCGGTACGATTGCTAATGCA